AAAACCCCAGCGAACGCCCAGCAGACGCCGGGCGACCACGGATTACTGCCAAGGGGGCGTGGGGAGGGTCGGCGAGGCCAAAACCGCCCGGAATAAACCCGGGTATTGTGGGCGGATAACCCCCCGCAGCGCGCACGCGAGAGGGCACGGGCCTGGGGCGTGCATGGGGGTTTTCGGTGCGGTGAATAGAGGCCCGTGGCGGCGTTTGAGGGCCGGGGGTATGCCACGGTATTGACCGGGGGGTGATCGGGCCACCACGGGCCGGGAAATGGCCTCCGCGCCGGTCGGGCTCACGGCGCACCACCCCCGGACAACAAAAAACCCCCCGGGGATGAGCCGGGGGGCTGTGCGGGTCGGCTCAATGAGCCAGAATACCGAAAAGCTCTAACCAAGCTTCCGGTGGGAGGTCGATCGCCTGCGCGGTCATGGTCAGAACCCGGCGAGCAAGGCTTCGCCATCGATCCCGCCGTCCTTCGCTTGCGCGGCGCGGATTTCCTCGATCGCCGCCGCCACCGCCGGCACCTTGCGCACGGCTGCTTGTTGTTCCTTCGTCAGGCCGTCGAGATACGCGCGGATCTCCGCCGGGGTCTTGTCCGCCTTGACCTTGCACAGGGCCTTGAACAGCAGGCCACCGGCGCCGCCACCTTCCCCGGCTTCCCGGGTCTTGTTCCACTGCCCAGCTTGCAGGCGCGTGAACACCTCGATCATCGCGTTGTATTTGTCCTCGATCGTTGCGCTGCGGCCGGTTTCGGGATTCCGGCTCAACGCAGCCGCGTCGCCGATTTTTTGCTTCAACCCATGCATCATCGCGGCTTCGCGGATTTCGTCCGACAGGGCGGCAGCCTCAACCGTGAGGGTCTCGCCCGTGGCTGTGGTGAACACAAGCCGCGTGCCGGTGATCTCGGCGGCAATGGCGGGGGTGCGGGGGGTTTCAGTCTTCGACATGGTAGGTTCTCCAATGATATGGCCTGGGATCGGCCGGGTTGCCCATGCGGATTGCATGGGGTGAAGCCAGTATCGCGTGCTGGGCTCACCTCATGCAACCCCCTGAATCGGGGGTTTGGCCTCATTCTATCAGCGTGAAACCGGCGCCGATGAGGCATTCCGCCACCTGGGCGCGCGATCCCGCATAATGCAGGGTGCGGGTGGCTGCGCGATGATCGGGGTCTAGCACAATAACCCCGTCTGGCAGGCGCTTCATCGGCACTAGCACCCATTGGCGGAGCGGTGCATACCCCGTGACGGTCAGCGTGCTGGTGGCCAGCCCCACAATGCCGGTGTCATTTCGTGAGAATCGGGTGTTTTTCATTTCGTCAGCTCCGGTGCGTTGTTGATGACTCAAGTATCGGGGAGCTGCCCGCCAATTCCATAGGTGAAAACCCTAACCCTACCCCCATCCGCCCTGCCTGTTACAACCATGACAGCCGCGTGACAATCCCGTGACAGCCAGCCTGCGAGCACCCCCCGGGGGTCTTCGGCAGGTGGGGGTGGCGATTTCAGCACCTTTAGGGCTATACCCCTCCACGCACCCGGCCCTTCCCCACCCCTCGCAGCTCTCTCCCCCTCAACACTGCCAGGGACTCCCGCCAAAAATCCGGAAAAGGTGCAGGAATGAACCGCCCGGATTACTCGGCCGTATTGTGGTCGGTTAACCGGGTCGGCTGACCCCGCGCCGGAGCTTGACAACGCCCGGCCCAGCGCGCACAATGGGCGCAAGCGCCGGCAGCCCCGGCCAAGGAGCAACGGGATGAATTTCGACGCAGCAACCGCCGCCTTCATCGGCGCAAAATCGCCCCCGCTGGTGGGCACGGGCTCGGCCGCTGGCGCAATTGCCCGGGTGAAGTACTCGCACGACGCGATGATCGATCTGATGATCGAAAACCCGTCGATCAGCCAGAATGAGCTGGCCGCTCGCTTCGGCTACAGCGTGCCCTGGGTGAGCCGGATCTGCAATTCGGATGCCTTCCTGGCCCGGCTGGCTCAGCGCAAGGCCGATCTGGTAGACCCGACGATCGCAGCGAGCCTGGAGGAAAAACTTCGGGCTCTGGCCTCGGCGAGCCTCGATGTGGTGCTGGAAAAGGTCGTCACGACGAAGAACCCAGATCTGGCCCTCAACGCCGCAAAGCTCTCGACTACCGCGCTGGGCTTCGGCGCCCGGCAGGCCAATGTCGCGATTCAGCAGAATTTCGTGGTTCCGCTGCCGGCAAAAGCCGAATCGGCCGCTAGCTGGGGGGCGGCGTACGCACCGAAGGCTCTGGCTGATCGCGTGGTCGAAGCCGAATCTCGCATCATCGAGGGCTGAGCATGGACCGGCAGCAGGCAATTCGGTACTTCAACGGGCTGGCTCGCGGGCTGGGGCCGGACAACCTTGGCGCCCCGGTCGATGCAGCCGCTGCCGCGTTGAACCTGGGTCTTGCCGGGGTGGGCTATGCCGGGCACAAAACCGGGCTGCTCAAGGAGCCCCTCGGTCTGATCGAAAAGCCTGTCGGAGGCAGCGACTGGATCGCGGAAAAGCTCGGAAATGCCGATGACGGGAGCGGGGCTTACACGGCGGGTAGACTGACCCCGATGGCCGTCGGTCTGGCTCGGCTTGGCGGGCGCGGGGCGGTCAAGGCCGTCGACAAAGCGTTGACCAGCGGTCCGGCAGCCCACGGCAAGGCAGCTCAACGTGGGGCTGTGAAAGTCGCGCTAAATCGGCGAGAACTTCTGGGGGAGCTGGAAAAGCTCACCGGCGCAAAAGCCCCAGAAGCTTTTGACACGGCGGAGGCCGGAATCTACTTCCGAAACCAGATGCGAAAAAACGGGGCACTTGGCGGGGAGCTGGAGCAAAGCCGCTTGACTCCTGAAGTGCAACAGGTGTTATCCCGGCTACGCGCAACGGAAATCAGCAGAAATCCGAAGTTCCTCTACCACAGCACCTCTCCGGATCGGCTGGAAAGTATCAGGCAAGCAGGCCTGGTGCCGGGAGCCCCCGCACGGCATGAGGGCTTGTCGCAGACCGGTGTTTATTTCGCGGCTTCCCCGGAAGGGGCAAAGTATTTCAGCCAGCCTGGTGATATTTTGCTGCGGGTGCCGGCAAAAGGCGGGCCGACGGCGCTAGAACCGGATATTTTCGGCGGTGACGGGTCTTTCCTGTCTCGTGAAGGTGTTTTGCCGGAGCTTTTGGAGCTTCAGCAGGGCGGTAAATGGGGGAAACTGCGATGAACGCCATCGCCGAAGCCGCGCAAACAGTCCTCTGGCAACCACAGCCCGGCCCGCAAACCGCGCTGATTGCCTGCCCGGTCTTCGAAGTGTTTTACGGCGGTGCTCGCGGCGGCGGCAAGACAGAATCGTCGATCGGTGACTGGCTCGATCACAGCTCCCGTTACGGCGAACACGCCATTGGAATCTTCTTCCGGCGGAAACTGGTCCAGCTCGCGGAGGTGATTGCCCGAACGAAGCAGCTCTTCCCGAAGCTCGGGGCGAAGTACAACGAGCAGCAAAAGACCTGGACGATGGCCAACGGGGCGCGCTTGAAGTTCGCCTACCTGGAAAAAGACTCCGACGCGGAAGAGTACCAGGGCCACTCCTACACGCGGGTTTACATCGAAGAGCTGACTAACTTCCCCAGCCCGGGTCCGGTCAACAAGCTCCGCGCCACCCTGCGTTCTGGCGCCGGCGTGCCCTGCGGTATGCGCTTCACCGGCAACCCTGGTGGGCCCGGCCATACCTGGGTCAAAGCCCGATATATCGACCCAGCCCCGCAGGGCTACGAAGTCATCCCGGAAGAAACCGAAATCGAGCTGGACGGCGTCAAGTCAACCGTCAGCCTCGATCGTGTCTTCATCCCGAGCAAGCTCGGCGATAATCACCTCCTGATGCGGAATGACCCGACGTATATCTTGCGCCTCCGGCAGTCGGGTTCAGAGGCGCTGGTCCGCGCGTGGCTGGAAGGCGACTGGTCCATCGTGGACGGCGCTTTTTTCGACGAGTGGAGCGAGCCCGTGCATGTCTTGCCCTCGAGCTTTGCCGCGCTGCTCAAGCCGAATTGGGTCCGATTCCGCTCCCATGACTGGGGGTCTGCGAAGCCTTTCAGCGTCGGCTGGTATTGCGTCGTTGAAGAGGCAATCGAGTTCGGTGATCGACTGATTCCCCGTGGCGCGCTGGTGAAGTACCGCGAATGGTACGGCGCAAAGGGCCCAAACGTCGGCATCAAAATGATCGCCGAAGATGTGGCGGATGGCATCAAGGAGCGCGAAAAAGGTGAGCGCATTCGCTATGGCGTCGCTGATCCGGCGGTTTACATCCGCAACGGTGGACCCAGCATCGGCGAGAACATGGCCAAGCGCGGGGTGACCTGGCGGGCCGCCGACAACAAGCGTATCCCGGGCTGGTCGCAGGTCCGTTCCCGCTTGGTCGGGGATGACGGTGTCCCGATGCTGTACTTCCTGGAGACTTGCGAGGACACGATCCGAACGCTTCCAGTCATGCAGCATGATGAGGACAACCAGGAAGACATTGACACGGACGGGGAGGATCACGCAGCTGACGAACTCCGCTACGCCTGCATGAGCCGTCCCTGGCTGCCCAGGCCCCCGCAAGCCGCCCCCTTGCCCCGGTGCCCCACAGAACGTACTATCGCGGAACTTATTGAAGCCAGGCGGCGTGCCCGCTTGAACAACTCGCGGAACTGAAAGGGCGATCATGTCGACTGAATTTGGCAACAACCAGGGCGGTGTGCAAGCCTTGGCCAGCGCTACCCCGAACAACCCCAATCAAGGTTCTCGCCCGATTGGGTGGAATTTGATGGAGCCGCAAAACGTGCCCGTGGTTTTGGGGGCAGACGACCAGCTTCGTACGGCTGACGGGCGCCTTCTTTATCAGGAATCGGTAGCCCGCCTCAACGGTGGCCGCTACATCTCGTGCCTCCCGATGAGCGACAACAGCCTGTCGCGAGGCTTTGCGCGAGACATCTCTGGCGCGGGCAATCACGGCATCCTGTTCGGCGTGACGCCTGCCGTGGCTTGGGCCAACGCTGGCTACTTCACCACGGACCCGACCGCCAGCGGCAACGGGTACATGTTTGTTGAGGGTTGGCGCGACTACTGGCGCTCGCTGACTCAGGCCGAGGCCAATCAGAAGACGATCATTGTCTCGATGGTCATCAAGCAGGCGCTTCCCGCTGCGAGTTCGTCGGATGGCTTCGGGTGTTTGGCCGCTGGCCCGTATTGGTTCCTGCGCGGCACGGGCGCCGGTTTCCCCGGTTCGATCCAGACATCATTTGCCGGCTCGGGCGGCTCGGTCAACGGTGGGCAAAACGGCGCGGTCTACCTGGACGGAGCCGACCACACGTTCACCATCGCGCTCGATCTGGCTGCGAAGCGGTATTACCAGTACCTGGACGGTGTGCTCGTCTGTGTCGGTGCCTACAACGTCTCGTCGCAGCCCAACAGCCCGATCCAGACGGCGATGGTCCCCGGCAACATGACCGAGTTTGCGATCGGCGTGAACAGTCCGCAGCTCGGCGCGGTGGCTCAGACGGCGACCGCCATGCAGGTTCGTGGGTTCCACCTGATCGTGCTGGATGGCATGCCGCTCAACATGCACGAAATCGCGCAGCGCCTGCATCGCGCGCCGGATGTCGCGCTGGCTTACAACGATGCTGTGATGCCAACCAAGCGCGTCGCCATTGCGTGGGCCGGCCAATCCAACGCGCAGGGCTTTGGCTCGACGGACCGCACCATGGCCGCCGCTGGTGAGCCGATCTTCGATCCGGTTTGGCCCAACGGCTCGGCCCAGGGCAAGGCGTCGATTCACACCGGAATCACCGAGCGCCTGGCCGCCTCTGGTGTCTATGCGCACATGATCAACACCGCAGTCGGCACGTCTGGCCTCTGCGACCACTGGGTCGGCCGCCTGCGCACCTGGGCCAGCAACATGACGTTGGGCATCGGCTCCTACGTCATCAACGGCGGCGGCGTGTGGAAGGTGGCCGCCAAGCCAACCGGCGTGTCTGGCACAGCAAGCGCGCGAAGCTCGTTGCAGTTCGCAGCGGGCACCACGGGGCCGACCGGAACGGCCGACGTTGCAGCGACCGCCACGACCCCCAGCTACACCTACCTCGGCGCAGCGACTGCCGCCGATGTCAACGGCACGATCTATGAGTTCGGCAGCCCGCGATTCGACCCGAACGGCTTTGTTGCCGCCCTGGTGACCGAGCTGAACAAGGCCGACGCAAGCGTCTTCGAACGGTGGGTTGCGGTCATGTTCGGGGAGTCCGATTCCACCATGGGCGTGACCGCTGCCGAGTACCGCGCTGCATTGGCCAGCCTGTCGAATCGCGTCATCTCTGCATGCGGGGCCAAAGTGCTGATCGGCGCAAGCAACCGCACAGACCCGACCGACAGCGCGGCCACGGGCGTCATCGACGGGCAGCTGCTCCCTGCTCGCCTGCAAGCCCTGGCAGATCCCAACCTCTCGGGCCGCGTTTTTGCAGGCGCTGACCTGGCGACTGCCTTGGGTGCGCTGCCTCGCGCCACCTTCGGGCCGACCGACCGCCCAGCAAACAACACCGCAGGGCTGTTCAACGAGAGCAGCGTCTACGTGCACATGAACGACAAGGCCATCCGGCAGGCTTCGGCGGCCTGGGTTTCGGCGATCTTGCCGAGCGTGCTTTAAGCGCTGATTCTGAGTTTTAGGCCGTGTGGCGGGGGAATCCTATGCTTATGAAAGACAACGCGGGGACCGTTGAAAACGACGGCCGGGTGGCGGAATGGCTGCGAGAGCTGCACCTGTCCGCCGAGCGTGAGAAAAATTACCGGAAGGAAGCTGCGGAGGTTCTGAAGATTTACCACGGCAAGCGCCCAGAGCAGGACCAGTTCAACATCCTGTACTCCAATACGGAGACGCTGGCTCCGGCACTGTACAACTCCACCCCGCGCCCGACGGTGAAGCGGCGCTTCAACGACGCTGATCCGAAAGCCAAGGCCGCTTCGTCCATCGTTCAGCGGATCTTACAGTACCACCTCGATGACGGGCTGGCGGAGTACGCGACCTTCGATTCACTGATCGATTCCGCGGTGCTGCACTCCCTGGTGCCGGCCCGCGGTGTGACTCGCTTTTGCTACGAAGCGGAGATCGAGAAGCTCGAAGATGGGACGGAGGCCGTCGCTTCGGAGAAGGTCTATGGCAAGTCCGTTGCCTGGGACCACTTCCATCACGGTTACGGTAAGACCTGGGAAGAAGTGCCCTGGGTCGCTTTCGATCACTTCATGACGAAGGACGAGGTCGAAAAGAACTTCCCGGAAAAGCTGCATCTGCTCACCCCGAAGCTTCAGCGCCTCGACGAAGAAGACGAGCGGCACATGGACCCACAGCTCAAGGGCCACAAGGTCGTTAAGATCGTTGAGATCTGGGACAAGGTCACAAAGATGCAGTACTTCCTGTGCCCGGAAGTGCCAGAAGCTTTCTTGCGCGAGCCCGCCCCGGATCCGTACAAGCTATCCGGGTTTTTCCCCTGCCCGAAGCCGCTCATGCTGTTCAACAGCATTGGGAGTTGCGAGGCGATCCCGCTGTACCGGCTCTACAAGGCGCAGGCGGAAGAGCTCAACGTCGTCACCGTGCGTATTCAGCGCATCACCAAAGCCTTGAAGGTCCGCGGTTTCTTTGATGCGTCCGTGCAGGGCATCGAGAAGCTCATGGATGCCGACGACAACACGCTGCTGCCGATGGAAAATGCGGCGGCGCTGTACGGTTCCGGTACTGGTGGCGGTCTCGACAAGGCGATCCTGCTCCTCCCGATCGAGAAGCTCGTCTCCGTGCTGCAGCAGCTCTACACGCAGCGGGATCAGGTCAAGCGCACGATCTACGAGATCACCGGCATTGCTGACATCATGCGGGGTGTGAGCCAAGCCAGCGAAACCCTGGGCGCCCAGGAACTCAAGAACCAATGGGGCACCCTGCGTCTCAAGCGTTTCCAGCGTCGCACGGCTCTGTATGTCCGGAATTGCCTGCGGATGCTGGCGGAGCTCTCGGTGGAGAACCTCTCCCAGCCGCTGATCGCCTCGATCACGGGCCTGCAGTTCCCGACGGCCGAGGAAAAGGCGCAAGCGCAGGTGCTGATCCAGGCCATTCAGCTGCAGGGCGGTCAACCCGACCCGATGACGGTGCAGATCCTGCAGCAGCCGTCTTGGGAAGAGCTCTTGGAGCTGCTGAAAAGCGACCTCCAGCGTTCCTACCGCATCGATATCGAGACGAATTCCACACTGGATGCCGAGGCCACGGAAGACAAGCAGGACATTCAAGAGCTGTTGACCGGGCTGTCGCAGTTCTTCGCGGCTGTCAGCCCGATGGTGGAGAGCGGTACGCTGCCGTTCGACGTTGCCAAGGGCATGCTCGTTGCCATTACTCGTCGGTATCGCCTGGGCCCGGAGTTCGAGGACGAACTGAACAAAATGCAACCGCCGCAACCACCGGCTGACCCTGCGGCGGAGCTCAAAAAGCTCGAACTGCAGGCCAAGCAAGCTGAAATGGAGCACGACAAGGAGATGCGCGCTCTGGACATGCAGCTCAAGCGTGAAGAGTTCGCGCTGAAGCAGGCCGATATGCAGCAAAAAGGCGAGCTGGCCAAGCAAAAGCACGTCATGGACCTGCAAAAGCTTGTGCTCACCGCCCAAGTGCAGTCGCAAAAGCCGGATTCCGACGCGGATTAAACCGCCCAGAATACAGGAGAATAATTCATGCCGATGTATTCCTATCACTGCGAGGGGTGTGGGACCTCTCAAGACATTTTCAAGGCCATTCGTGATCTTGACCTGCCGGAGCCCTGCGAGCGCTGCGAAACGGCGATGACCCGCAGGATCTGCGCACCGGCTGTGCGTGGCGATTACCCGCCCTACAGCTGCCCGATCACCGGGGTCATCATCGAAGGCCGTCGCGCTCACGAGGAAAACCTCAAAAAGCACGGTTGCCGGGTTTATGAGCCCGGCGAAATGGCTGACCACCAGGCTTTTCGAGCTGCCGAAGACGCTGCGTTCGAGAGCAGCATCGAGGCCACGGTTGAGGAATTCGTGGAAAAGCTGCCGCCTCGCAAACGTGAGCAACTGGCGGTAGAGTTGGAAAATGGCGCCGATGTTGGCGTGGTTCGCGCATAAGGAGCAAAAAATGCCGAGTGAAAACGACCTGGGAAGTGGCAGCAATTTCGACATGGACAGCGCTTTGGCGCAAATGTCCGAGGGTTTGGGTTTCGACGCTGATGAGCCCGTAGGCAGTGGCGCTGCCCCCGGCGATGACGAGTTGGACGCCGTTGTCGACGCTGGTATCGATGCGGCTGCCCCGGGCTCGGAAGCTCAGACGGACGCGCCTCCGACTGGCACCGATCCGACGACCCCGGCCGCACCAGCTGCTGGCCTGGAAGCCCCGAAGACCTGGCGCAAGGAAGCTGCGGAGCAATGGGCTGCTCTGCCTGACGCCGTTCGCTCCGAGGTGCTGAAGCGTGAAGAGGACATGTTCCGCGGCCTGGAAACCTACAAGGCAGACGCCAACTTCGGCCGCTCGCTGAAGCCCGCCCTGGAGCCTTACCTGCCTGTGCTGCAGCAATTCGGCATCGAGCCCGCCCAGCAGATCAGCTCGCTGATGCAGGCACACCACACGCTGGCTCTGGGCTCCCCGCAGCAAAAAGCCGAGCTGTTCCGTCAACTCGCTTCGGACTACGGCGTCAACCTCGGGGAGCTGGCTTCCGCCGAGCCCGTCTTCGTCGACCCGGCAGTGCAGGCCTTGCAGACCCAAGTCCAATCGTTGCAAAGTACCCTCACGGCCCGCGAGCGTGCGGAGCAGCAAACGCGAATGACAGCGATCACATCCGAGATCGAGGCCTTCGCGGCTGACCCCAAAAACGCTCACTTCGACACCGTGGCAAACGACATTGCCGCGATGCTGAAATCGGGCGCGGCAAAAACACTGTCCGAGGCTTACGAAAAAGCCGTCTGGGCCAACCCGGTGACCCGTCAGCAAGAGATCGCTCGCCAACAGCGAGACCTGATCGAAAAGCAGAAGGAAGAAGCCACCAAGAAGGTCCAAGCGGCGCGGCGAGCCTCATCTGCCGTCGTTCATGCCAAACCGCGCTCTGCGAGCGGGACGGCTCCCACGGGAAGCATGGAAGACACGATGCGTGAGACGCTGGCTGAAATCAACGCCCGCGCCTCCAATTGACACCCACTTTCTAGGAGCTTACCATGCCCTCTCCCAATCAGGTTTTCACCGAGCTGGTGACGACCACCTTCCGCAAGCACCGCAAGGACCTGAAGGACAACTTGTCGAAGCACAACGCGCTGCTGCGCCGGCTGACCGACAAGGGCCAGATCCGCCACGAAGACGGCGGCCTGTCCATCGTCTGCGGCCTCGATTACGCTGCCAACGGTACCTACCAGCGCTACAGCGGCTACGATGTGTTGAACATCGGCGCCAGCGACGTGCTGAGCGCGGCCGAGTACCAATGGCGTCAGATCGCAATCAGCGTGACCGCCAGCGGCCTCGAACTGCGCACCAACTCGGGCGGCAGCCGCATCATCAACCTGGCCAAGGCTCGCATGAAAAACGCCATGCGCACCTTCAAGAACAACTTCTCCGCTGACCTGTACAGCGACGGCACGCTGTCGAACCAGATCGACGGTCTGCAGAAGTTGGTCGCCGACAACGGCCTGGGCACCGTTGGTGGCATCGACTCCAACACCTGGGCCTTCTGGCGCAACAAGGTGCAGTCGGCCGCTGCCCCGCTGCAAGGTGGCGCCGCCGTCACGATCTCGAAGGACACCATCGAGAACCAGTGGCTGCATCTGTGGCTGGCCCTGTCGCGCGGTGATGACACCCCCGACCTGATCGTCACCTCCAACGACCGCTTCGCGTTCTACGAAGCCAGCCAGGTCTCGCTCAAGCGCTACACCGGCGACTCGACGGCCAAGGGCGGCTTCCAGGCCTTGAAGTACAAGACCGCGGACGTGATCTTCGACGGCGGCTCTGGCATCCCCGACGCCCACTCGTACTTCCTCAACACCGACTACCTGGAGCTGGTGGCCCACACCGACGCCGACATGGAAGTCATGGAAGAGATGAAGCCGATCAACCAAGACGCGGCCGTCATCCCCATCCTCTGGATGGGCAACACGACTTGCAGCAACCGTTCGCTGCAAGGCGTCGAGAAGGCCTGATGAAAACCGGCCAGAATACTCCCCCGTAATCTGGCCGGTTCATCCTTCAACTTTTCCAGGAGCAAACCATGCCCGCAGTCATCCCCTTGGTCGGCGTGAACTTCGCCCGACGCACCACGAACCGTGAGTTCAAGCTCGGCACCCCGCAGCTGGACGACGACAACCGCACCTGGGTCTACGTCCAGGCCAGCGAGGCTGTCGCCACCGGCACCTGCACCGTCAGCGGGGCTTTTGCCCTGACCGACGCGGCCGGCAACTACACGGCCGACACCGCTTTCGTCTCTGGCGAATACGGCTGGGTTCGCAAGACCACCACGCCGCTGTAAAAAACGTTCCGCCTCCCCAGGGCGTTTCCTCAGGGGCTTCGGCTCCTGGGGTTTTTTGGGGATGATCTTTTCCTGGGAAGGTGCTGCAATGCCCGAAATCATGAAAGAACGTCCGCCGTATGTGACCTTTGAAGTCCGTGCGGAAGAAGACCGTCAAGCCTCCATTGAAGCTGGCCACTACGTCACCAAGGACGTGGACTACGCCATCATCACCCCCGCCGGTTCCAAGGATCGCGTCGAACGCGTGGCTTCGGACTGGTTTGCCAACTTGACGCGCCAAGTCGACGAAGGTCGCTTCCCGCAGGAATGGCTGACCGCCTTCCAGGGTCGCTTCGATCACTGGAAAAAGGGCCAAGAACTGCCGGTGGATGGCACTTCCGTCCGCCAGTGGAACGTGCTCTCGCCGTCGCAGTGCAAGACCCTGCTGGACCTGCATGTCCTGACCATCGAAGACCTGTCGGTGGCCAACGAAGAAACCATCGCCCGCTTGGGCATGGGCGGACGTGATTTGCAGCGCCGTGCGCGCGAATGGCTGCAAGCCTCGACCAACGTGGGCCAAGTCTCCGAGCGCGCGGCCGCCATGGCCACTGAAAACGAGGCGCTGAAAGCGCGTCTCGGCGAAATGGAAAAGCAGCTCCAGCAGCTGCAAGCCAACCTCGCCCGTCGTCAGCCCGCCCCCGCCTGAGGTTGAGCCATGAATCTCCTGCAACTCTGCAACGCCTTTGCACTCCGCACCGGGCTCCCCCGCAGCGTGGCCGTGGAGGCGTCGACGACTTACCAGCAATTGGCGGGTCTGTTGCAGGAGATCTTGGATGACCTGACGACAAATTACGCTTTCCAATCGCTCGTTGAAGAAGCGCAATTCACCACAAATGGTGTTGTTTCCTACCAAGGTGACCTGTCGGCTATCGCACCCCTCGGCTTTGAGCGGATGCGCCAAGGCACGTTCTTCAACCGTACGTTGCGGATCGAAGTCCCGGGCCCGCTCACTCCGACGGAATTCCAGGCCCTGCAGGCTCTGAGCCAAACTGGCCCGGTTTCGCACTTCCGCATCAAGAGCAATGCGCTGTTTCTCGACCCGATCCCGGGTGAGGGGCAGCTCTGCGCTTTCGAGTATTTCAGCAAATTTGCAGTGGTCGGCCCTTCTCCCTCGTTCACCCGGAAGCAATACCCCGAGGAAGACGGGGATACTTTCCTGCTCCCTGATGAGCTGCTTCTCGCTGGCTTGCGTTGGCGTTGGAAGGCCGAAAAAGGCTTCGACTACGCCGAAGAGTTCGCGACGTACCAGCTCATGGCGAAGGCAAAAGCCGCCACTTCCGAGGTCGCTCGGCCAATCTCCATGGACGGCAGCGCGCGTGATGCACGTCCTGGCATCGTTGTCCCCGCCGGGACCTGGATTCAGTCATGATCCGTACACCCGCCATCTTGCGTTCTTCCAGGGGCCGTCGTCGGGCCCTTTCGGACTTTCTGGGCCCGCCAGTTGGCGGTTGGAACACGCGAGATCCCCTGGATCGTATGTCGGCTTCCGATGCCGTTGTGCTGGAAAATTGGTTCCCGCGCCCGGGGTCGGTTGATCTGCGTGGCGGCTACCAGCCCCATGTCACTGGGTTTGAAAGCTCCCCGCAACTGCTCATGAGCTGGGCGGGCACCACGAGTTCGAAGCTCTTCGCCGTCACGCCAACGGATGTCTACGACGTCTCCGCGTCTGGTGCGCTGGGGGCTTCCTCGGTGACCGTCACCTCGTCGAACTTCTCCTACACGAACTTCGAAACCCCGGCAGGCAATTTCCTCGTCGCTGTCAACGGTGCAGACAGCTTGAAGCTTTTCGACGGCACCTCCTGGGCCGACATCACCGACACGGGAGCGATCAGCATCACCGGGCAGGCAACCAATACCCTGAACTCCGTTGTGGCGCTGCATCGACGCCTGTGGTTCACGAAAGCCGGCAGCAAGTCCGCCTACTACCTCCCGGTGGCCCAAGTTGGTGGGGCACTCGTGGAATTCCCTCTCGGGCAGGTCTTCACCCGTGGGGGCTATCTCGTCGCCATTGCCGCTTGGAGTTCCGACCCTGACGCCGGCCAGAATGACTACACGGTGTTCATCAGCAGCGAGGGCGAGGTCGCTCTGTACTCTGGCACGGACCCCACGGACGCTTCGACTTTCCAGAAAATCGGCGTCCTGCACATTGCCCCGCCGATCGCTGGCCATCGTTGCACAGCCCGCCTGGGTGGTGACTTGCTTATCCTCTGCCGTCTCGGTTTGTTCCGTCTCAGCCAAGTGCTGTCCGCCAAGGCTGACACGACGTCGCAGCTCGCCCTGACCGACAAGATCAACAGCGCCTTCACCCGCGCTGTGTCGTCCTACGCCTCGAACACGCACTGGCAAGTCATCAGCTATCCTCAAGAGCAGGCCCTGATCGTCAACATCCCGATCACCGACAGTTACTCCGAGCAATACGTCATGAACACGTTGACAGGGGCCTGGGCGCGCTTCGTTGGCTGGTTTGGCCAGAACTTCTGCGTTCACACTGGCAAGCTCTACTCCGCCGGTTCTAGCCGCGTTGATCTGTCCTGGGTCGGGACCTCCGACAACAACAGCGCGATCAAGGGCCGGATGCAGTCGGCTTACAACTACTTCGGCTTGCGCGGGTTTTTGAAGCAGATCAAGCTGATCTCCCCGAACGTCCAGACCACCGCAGCGGTTACCGGCAGCCTCGGCGTTGACGTCGACTTCCAGATGCTCGGCTTGACCGATATCGCGGTGGTGAACCCCCCGGAAGGCGCGCGATGGGATGAGGAAACCTGGGACAATGCCTATTGGGCTGGTGACTTCACCCTGTCTTCCGGCTGGGTCTCCCCGGTCTGCTCGGAAGGCTTTGCGCACTCGGTAATCTATCGGCTGGAATCCCGCCTGGCTTCTGTGAAGCTCCTCGGCTTCAACATTTCCGGCGAAAAAGGCGGGGCAATGTGAAGTCAGTCCTCATCGGTTACGACGCGTTCGTTGGGACCTGGGTCAGCGAACGCACTGGTGCGCCGATGCATGAGGGGGACAAGACGCTTGGCTTGATGGACCCTGATAAGGGCCTAATCGCTGGCGTCTTGTACCAGGACTTCAACGGCGCTAATATTGTCGCGCACATCGCAGCCGAGCCTGGAGCGCGTTGGCTCACTCGCCAATTCCTCTGGATGATGTTCGATTACCCCTTCAACCAGTTGGGGGTTCGACGCATCACAGGCCAAGTAGCTGCGAAAAACATCCAAGCTCGGCAGTTCGACGAGCATCTCGGGTTTGTGGCTGAGGCGACCCTCAAAGACGCACTCCCTGACGACGACCTCATCATTTACTGCATGAGGCGTGAAAACTGTCGGTGGTTAGCTCTGAAAGGTCCCCAATATGGGCAAGAAAGCCTCAACTCCAGCAACGCCTGATTACAAGGGCGCGGCCATTGCCACTGCCAACGCGAACAAGTACAACACCTCGGGCCCCTACGGCACGGGGACTTGGTCCATGCGGCCGGGGGCTGATCCCAACAACCCGCAGGCTGGCGATTGGACGCAAACCACGCAGCTGAGCCAGGAGCAGCAACAGCTCTACGACCTGAACGCCAGCAACAAGCTCGCGGCAGGTGGTGCTCTGACCGGGATGGTCGGGGATCTGGGCAGTCGCCAGCAGATCGCGGACGCACTGTATGGCAAGGCCACGCAGTACATGGGGCAAGCTTTCGGGGATCAGGAAAACGCCCTGATGAGCCGACTGCAAAACCAGGGCCTCGTGGAAGGCTCTGACGCTTACGAGCGCGCCATGCGGAACTTCATGCAGACTCGCGGGCAGGCTTATGAAGGCGCAGCCAGCAGCGCAGTCATCAACGCGGACACGGCAAGCAACAACGCTGTCAGCCGGATTGCACAACTGCTGGCGGCAACGAAGGAAACCGTGCCGACTGGTGCGGGCGTGGGCGGTGGCGCGGACCTGCTCGGAGCTTTGCAAGCTCAGTACGGCGCCGACCTGAATCGCTCAAATGCGAAGAACGCGCAGAAGGACAGCGACATGCAGACCGCTCTGCAACTCGGCGCAACCGCCGCGATGTTCTTCAGCGATCGTCGACTCAAGTCCGACGTCAACCTCATCGGGGTTGCCGCAGGTCTGCCCGCCTATGAGTACAAGATCTTCGGCAAGACCGAGCGCGGCTTCATGGCGGACGAAGTACAGACCCTGTATCCGGATGCCGTGCACGAACATCCCAGCGGTTATTTGATGGTCGATTACGCAAAGATCGGGGGTCGCCCGTGAGCACTGCTCCTTTCACCGATTTCGCCGCACAGGCAGCCGCTCTCGAGCGCAAGCGCGCGCTGGCTCAAGCCATGCTGCAGCAAGGCATGACGCCGCAGCAAGGTTCAATGGTCGGTGGCCACTACATCCGGCGCGGCCCGCTTGGCGCCCTGGGACAAGTCGCGCAGATGGCCGGCGGTCACTTCATGGGCCAGCAGGCTGAGGCCGGGCAAGCCGCGCTCGCCAAGGACTACCAAAGCGGGCTGGCGCAGGGACTGGAGAAGTATCTCCAAACCCGCGAGGGTGCGCCTGGCCAAACCATGAACGATCAGCAGGCGGCTGACTTGATGATGAACGATCAAGCGCCGACGCTGGCCGAGCCGGTCAAAGCCGATCCTCGCCGTGCCGTGATCGAAGCCATGACAAGCCAATTCCCGGAGCTGCAAAAGGTCGGGCAGCTGGAACTCGGCGCCATGCTGAAGCCGAAGGGCCGCGATCCGTCGATGATCAGGGAGGCTGGCGGCCGTTTCTACGACTTGTCCAGCGGGCAGCCTGTCGAAATCGGCGGGAATGAATTCGGCGGGATCGAAGTCATCAATGGTGACACCTACCAGCGCGGACCTGGCGGCAAGCTGATCAAGCTGGACAATGCCACGAAGGTCAGCACCGTGGTGAATAACAACCCGACGCAGGCGGGGCTCAAGAAGTACCAGGAAGCTGTGGGCGAAAGCCTTGCCCCCGGGGGCAAGTCGCGCGTGGCTGCGGAGCAAGCTCAGGAAGGCCTCACCGCTTCTGTCGAAGCTCTGCAGGCTGTCAACGACGGCGCACGCATGGGCATCGCGCAGCCGGCCATGCAGGTTGTTCGCAAGCTCGGCGCGGAGCTGGGCATTGCCAACGCTGAGACGGCTCCGACCGATGCCTTGTCCGCTGCGCTGAAGCAGTCGGTGTTCAAGGACCTCGGAGGCCTTGGTGCGCAGATCTCTGACGCAGACCGCAAGTTCGTGACGGAGTTCTCGGGCGATCTGACCACTGACACCGGCGCGCTGAAACGCATGCTGGCAATTCGCATTGCCGCACAGATCAAAAAGGTCAACGCTCACAACAAGAACGTCGCCGCTTTCGGGCGCACCGCCGAAGACCCGAACTTCGAAGGCCTTGCCGGGATGCCCCTCAGCATCCAGATCCCTGATGATGAGGTCGCCGCGATGGTGGACAACGTGCTGCAGGGCAAGCCCACGACAGCCGGGATGGCGAAGCCTCCGAGCAAAACCGGCAAGGTCATGACCGCTGAAGAATGGCTCCGCTCTCGGAAAGGTGGCCAATAATGCCGATTGTTCAGATGCCCGATGGGGCGCTGGTCGAGCTGCCGGACAACCCTGATCCGGCTTTGCTTGCTGAGATCGAGGCTGCCGTCGCTCCCGAAAACCCGGTGAAGCGGCAAGCCAAGCTCATCGGCTCTGACGTGGTGAAGGGTGGGCTTGGCTTGCCTGCAATGGCCATGGACGTCGGCCGCGAAGTGCTCAACATGCCCTTTACGCTGGGGGAACAGCTCGGCGACAAGGTCATGGGCCGCAAGCCCCGACCCTACGCACCGATCGGCCCGAAGGCTTCGATTGCGCTGCAAGATTTCGGCGTGAAGCCACAAACCGAAGCCGAGAAGTGGCAATCGCTACTGACGCAAGGCGCCGTCGGTGGTGTGGCTTCGCCCGGCGGGCTGACGCGTCCTGCCGTGCAAGCCTTCACCGGTGCCGCCGCTGCTGGTGGTTCCGAGGTTGCTGCGCGTCTCGGTGGCGACAACGCCCTGATGCGCGGCCTTGGCGGCGTCGTTGGCGGCGGACTGGCTGGGCTCGGTTCGAGCTTCCTCAATCGCAGCAGCCCCCGTGTCACCGAACTCGCTCGCGAAAGCCTCGATGGCCTCTCGCCGGATCAGCTGCAAGCCGCACGCACCTTCATGGAAGGTTCCGGCAAGAACGGTATGCCTCTGGACTTTGCACAAGCGCTCGAAGCCACCGGTGCCCAGCCATCTGGCATGCGTGTTTTGCGCGATACCCTGGCGAACGTCAAGGAAGGCGATGCAACGCAGGCCCTGCTCAAGGAGCAACCTGGGCGCTTGCAGGACCTCTCGGCCCGCTGGGTCGGGAACCAGCCCGGTCGGATCTTCTCGCCGGAGCAAGCCGCAAACAACCTCAGCGAAACCGCTACGGGTGTGCTCAACAACGCGCGCAAAGCCCGCACGGCTGCGGTCAAACCGTACTTTCAAGCTGCGGGTGATCTCGGCGGGCAGTTCCGTCGTGAGGTGCTGAACGACTTCTCCGAAATGCTGCAGCAACCGGGACTGACTGACGACAGTGTCAGCGCGATCCGCTCGGCGATGACGAAGGTGAAGGTCCTGCCAGCTACCGGCTCCGTCATGGACGCCGCAGAGGACTACAACCAGCTGATTCGCGAGCTGCGTGGCAGCTTCACCGCCAACAACCCGAACCCGCGCGATGCGCTGACTCGCGGTCAACTTGGCGAACTGGCCGGCCGGCTGACCGATCGTTTGAAATCCGCTTCCCCAGAAATCGCGGAGGGCATGGCGAAGTACTCGCAAATCAGCCGCGAGGTCGTGGACCCGCTGAAGCAAGGTCAGGTCGGCACTCTGGCCGGTCGCTCAGGCTACGATGCTGCGAAGCAGACCCCGGTCAGTCGCATGACCGCGCTGTTTTCCGCCGGTCGCGACCCCGCCGCCAAGCACAGCCCGTTGCTGGAAACCGCGCGCACGCTGAACAAGCAAGACCCGTCTGCGTTCGCCGATGCCGCAAAGACCTACTACAGCGGCAAGATCGCCGAGGCTTTCGACGCCGGCATCGGGGCTGGCGGCAAGGCCACGAACAAGGACGCGGGCTCGAAGATCTACTCTTCGCTGTTCGCCGACTCCAAGCAATACGCCGGGATGCGCGATGTAGTCACGGCAACGGCGGAAGCGGCCGGCCGCAAACCCGCTGAGGCCTTGCGCGGCCTGGAGAATTTCGCGAAGATCGTGCGAGCGACCCGCAGCCAGCCTGACAACATCGGGGGCATGAGCCGTCAGCAAATCATCGAAATGGCGGAAAAGCACTACGGGGCCAATGCCATCCGGATCTTCGGTTTCCTGCCCTTCGAGCGCATGGCCAGGAACATGGAGTCGGCCACGATGACCAAGACCTTCCGGGAGCTGGACAAGCTCATCACCACCCCAGAAGGTGTCGATATCCTGATCAAGCTTTCGCAGACCCCTGTCATGGATAGGCGGGCACTCGCGCTGACAGCTACGGCTGGCGGTATGCTGCAATTTGTCGGGAAAACCGACCAGAATACACCGGAATAATCCGGTCGGAGAATCATCATGCCTTTCAACGGTGCAGGCGTCTACAGTCCCCCCAGTCCCCCCGTGTTCCCCGTCGTGACGGCGGAGCTGATCAAGGCGGCCGATTTCAACACGACGATCAGTGACATTGCGGCGGCTCTCACCAACTGCGTCACGAAGGACAACCAGTCGACGACGCCGGCGTTGACTGTCGGTACGCTGACAGCGACCACGGCTGCAAACTTGCCGGCAAATGCTACGGTGGGCGGTCAGCCGGCTCTGACTCGTCGCTATACCACGGGCGAAGTGATTCTGTCGATCTCGTCGACTGCCCCAACGGGTACTGTCGCGATGAATGGCACGACCATCGGATCAGCCATTTCCGGCGCAACCGGGCGAGCCAACAGTGACACGCAGGCGCTCTTCGAGCTGATCTGGACTTCGAGCGACAACACACTGTCTCCGATTCAAGATGCCAGCGGTGCGCCCACAACGCGCGGAGCTTCCGCAGCCGCGGACTTCGCCGCAAACAAGCGCATGCCTGTGCCGGCGCCGCAAGATGGCGATGCGCTGCTGATGGCGATTTCCAGCTCCGTGATTTCTCGGTCCGCTGGGGAAGTGCTGAGCCATACGCACACAGCGACTGCCGCAAATTCTGGCATCCATAATCATGGAGTTCCTTCGGGGTCCTCAGAAGGTGATGACCCTAATACCTGCACAAACGGCGGCGGGCGCAACGGAACCGTGTCTTCCGATGCTGCAGGGGAGCACTCTCACACCATCACCGTCGACGCTTTCGGCGGTACGAAGAACAAAGCCGCCGGCCTGTTCCTCAAGCCTTACATCGCGCTTTGACAGGAGATTACATGACCTGGATCCGTGAAGATTTCCAACCTCGCCGGGCCTCCCCTGGCTTTCGCAAACTCAACCCCTTTTGGGCACTCTTTGGGAACGACGATGATGGATACTTCGGCGATGAGCGTTGGCGAGCAGGCCGAGCCAAAACCCTCGGCCTCGCTATTCAGTGGTGGTTTCGCAACCCCTTCCACAACCTCTTCTTCTACGTCATCGGCATTGCCGACAGGCCGCGGACGTTCTGGTCCCGCCCAGGGCGACTTTGGGGCACCGTCGATGGCTGGACCTTCCACTGGCTCAAAGCTCCTGATGTTCCCATCTGGTTCCCGTTCGCAAGCTTCCGAAATCATCGCGTCTCGGCGTATGTTGGGTGGCGTCCATACGGGGCTTTCGGATTCAAGTTCCAACTCAAACGAAAAAGGTGAAGTCATGCCAATTGCGGAGACAACGGCAGCGGGCGCGCAAAGCGCAGGGCAAGGCTTTGGACTGCTCGCGGGAGCCGCTGTGGGCACTGCTGCGATTGGCGGTTTCAGCCTTGCAGCTTTCATCGTCATGGTGATGACGCAGCCACGCTCGACGAAGGAATGGGCCGTGGCCCTGATCTCGACGCTCGTCGGGAGCTTCGGCGGCGGGGCCAGCGCGATCGTCTACTTCGAGCTGTACAAGCACTTCGTGCCCGGCGATCCGGTGATGATGACGCTGGCGGTGATGGAACTCATCGGGGTGGCCTTCACTTGCGGCTTGCCTGGCTGGCTGGTCGTCCGCGTCGCTTTCAACACCATGAACGGCTGGCAAAGCAAAACCGCGCGGGAAGTCGCCAATGACGTGAAGGAAATGCTGTGACCTCAATCACCCTGAAAGATTACTGGATGGGCCGGGATCAGCAGTACCCGCGCGCGCTGTCCACCGAGATCCGCGATGAGGCCGGGCGCACGGTTGACCTGGTGAATCGGCTGCTCCGTGGCCTCTCGGCGGCGGGTGTGGAAACCCCGCGCAACCCCCGCACCGGCTCCGTGCTGACCAGTGGATGGCGTCCGCCCGAGGTCAACGAGGCCATCCCCGGGGCCGCTCCGCGCTCGCACCACCTCTGGGGGCGTGCCGCCGATATCTACGACCCCGAAGGCGAGATCGACGACTACCTCATGACAACCGAGGGGCAAGAGCTGCTCACAACCCTCGGGCTGTGGTTGGAACACCCCGCTGCAACGAAAGGCTGGTGCCATGTTCAAACTCGACCCCCGCGTTCTGGACGTCGTGTCTTTTACCCTTAAAGGGGCGGCGGTGCTTTTTGCACTGAATTGGGTTTACGAGGCGGGCAAAGCGGCAGAGCGGGCGGATGCCGCCGAGCAGGAAGCAGCCATCGTCGTGACCCGCACCGCCGCCGCAGAAGGAGCCGCAAGTGCAATCTCAGCCATCAAACTTGAATCCCGCACGGTCGTACAGCGGACTCGGGAAGTCACTCGTGACGTTCCTGTGTATCGTGATTGCCTTCATGACGAGCGGGTGTTTGGCGACCTTAACCAACAGCTCCGTGGTGCCGGCAAAAGCGCTGATTGAAGCAAATTGTCCCGAAGACCTCGGAGCCTTGCGGAACCGGGAATTCGGGACAACGACGGAAAAGCTGCTGGAAGTGCTGGAAACTTACCGGGCTTGCGTAGCGGCCGCTAAGGCTTGCCGATAGCGGCGATCATTGCAACAACCTGGACGGCTCTGCGGAGCCGTTTTTCGCTGTTGGGAGCTCCGCCGCGCCCAGGCGGACTTTGCTGCCGGCCATAGAGAGAAATCCGGCTTTGACACAGCCCGCGAACACGTCTTCGAAATCCCGCATGGAAGGGAAATAGGTGTGGACGAAGCGGTAGACCTCAGGGTATTCCACCTCGCCCTTGGACGCAACGAAGTTGATGATCCGCTCGGCGTACAGGGAAGTGTCGGTCCGGCCGATCTTGGAGAACACGAACTGCATGTCCGGCTCCAGATCCGTAATCATCGTGTAAGCCACATCAAGATGATCAGGGGTGATAACCATAGAGTCGCTGCTCGCCGCAGCCAGGACCATCGCGAGTTTATGAATATGTGTCTGCTTGCGCGCAATGTACCCACCAAAACGCTCAGGGTCCAGGTTTGCACTCCTTGTTGAATAATGCCTCTTGTACCAGGCCTCACCCCAAGCAACTGCGTCAGGGCTAAGAACGTACTCGCCAACGAGATTCTGAGAAATGTGCGTAAGATCGGCGACAAGATCAGCCTCCAATTTCTGCAGCGTTGATGGGACGGCGAGCCCGGGGTATGCGACAAATTTCGCCTTGGCGTCGGCGTAGACAAAGATCGTCCGGGAAGTGAATCCACCCCCGATCATGTACTCGGGGAAGTTCCCTGCGATCCAGCTCGGTGTGGTGCAGGCGATGAGATTGATCCAGGGGTTTTCCACGCTGTCCGATCCACTGTGCTTTGTGGACTTTTGGAACGTTCCCTGCTTTCCGTCCCAGAGCGACACCAGGAGGTCGACCATCTGCTTGTCCTGCGGGTCCAGGAGATTCCCGAACTCGGAGGATTCGAGCGTCATGGCTGACATGGTGTGAATCTCCCCGCCGTGCTCGAAGCCTTCAGCAGCGCCTGAGAACGCCTCCACAAGCGCCGGCCACGTCACCACGTCAGGACCGAACTGTACGCCAGGGACCTTGCGCAGCAAGTTCATCGCTACCCCCGCTGTCGTGGACTTCGACACAATGCCGGGCGGGGCCACCAGGCAGATGTAGAAGTTCGGATACCAGCGGAAGTAGGCTTGATCGATCCAGACCTTACGGCGCAGGGCCCCGGCAACTGCCGACACTCCTGCCCAGAAGTACATATGCCGAGGGGCTTCACCGAAGGAGGAATACTCCAGAAAGCTGGTGAGCCAGTTCCCCAGGACTCGTGCCATATAAGTGTCTCCGAATTGTGGTCAATCGCACTCGCCCCAGGAAACCCGGGAGGTCTTGCAGCCAACAGGTATAACAAGAGGGTCGTCGTAGGGCAAGGGAATTTCTGCCAATTCGATGACTCGGCGAGTTAGTTCGGCTTCTCGCCGCGTTGGGAATTGCCCGGCAAGCGAGTCATGGACCTGTAGCAGTATCTCAATTTCAGGTTCCTGCCGGTCAATCTCCATGTAAGCTCGATTGATGAGGCAGCCCACGGTCGATTGGGGAATCCAAGCAATCGCGACGTTGAAAATTGTCCCTTCGATTCGTTCGAGGAAATAGCGACGATAGCCGAAAATGTTTTCAACCATTCGGCGCTTGACGACCTGATCCTTGACGTCATCTTGCCAACGGCGGATTTCCGGAAACTTACCGAAGTACCATGCCTGCGTCTTCTCTGCTTCGTGGACAAGCAGACCAAGCCGCTCGGCAAGCCCCTTAGCCGAACCGAGGTAGTTTGTCCCGTGACAGAAGGCTTTGAACAGCTGTCGGCGCGGGTCCTTTTTAGTGAGCGTTGGGTCATGGTAGAATTCCTTAGCGACTTCGGTGTAGGGGTCTAGGCCTTCGCGTAGCATGGCTTTCAGCTCGCTGGCCCCGGACTCCCAAACCACAATTCGTAGGTCAGCTGAACCGAGGTCGATATCGAAGAAGGTCCGGCCTGGGTCTGGGATAAACATGCTTCGAATGTTTGGCAGCGAAAGCCTGTCCCCGTCTTCCCCCTTCGGAATATTCTGAAGGTTGAGCCCTGTCCCGAAAGCGTTGGTTGAGGAACTGAACCGATATGTGTCGGTTCCAGGGATGCTAAAACTGCTTCGCATTCTGCCATCAACATCACAAGAGCTGTTGATGAAGGTAGAGAGGAAAACACCAAGCGACCGGAGGTCTTGAATTTTCTCAATGAGGGGTCGTAGCGCAGGTTCGCGAGCAGCAATGCGCAAAAGCGCTTCATCGTCCGTTGAAGGCGTTCGTGTCTTTCGTCCCAGAACCACGGGCTGGCCCAGTTTGAGGTAGAAGAGCTCGCACATCTGGGCTGGCGAGCGTATGTTGATGGACTCGCCGAGTACGTCTTCGATCCAGGCTTGCCGGTCTTCGATTTGAGCCTGGACTGCTTTGCGGAATTCCGATCGTGTCGCTTCATTGATGCGCACCCCTCGTTGCATGGTCTTGAGAACGGGCCACCACAAGGCTTGCTGGAAGTCGTGTGGGCCGCGCACTCCGATCATGTCGACAACGCGCTGCTCTTCGTCGTCGACCTCATAAGTGATCACTGCGTCTTTGCAGTTGTAGCCCCAATACTGGTCTTCCGGAATCGACGGGTTCCATTCTTTGCCTTCGTCTTTCCAGTACTCGTGGAAACCGCAGTACATCGAAGAGAGGAAATCGAGGCCCTTCTGCATCGTGGAGAAGCAGGAATGCTGCGCGATCATGGTGTCGCGAGTCAAGCGCGGGACGAAACCCCAGAATCTGTCAATGTACTGCGCGTCGTAGTGGAAATTCTGGCCGATGACGACAGCGTTGCGGTGTGTCAGCAATCGCCAGAGTCGGTAGACGATTTCAGCTTCTTCGTCCTCGGCCCAATAGCCTTCCACCCGCTCCGTGCACATCAACGGAATGCAGATCGCTTCGAGCTTCGACCACGCCAGCCCGATACACGCGATGTTGTAAGCACGGGTTTCAATGTCCACGCTGAGCTTCGTTGGCTCGGCTTCAACGAGGCGCTGAAGCAGGTCCAAGTAGTGCAGAACGGTGGCGTAATCCGGCCGAATTACGAAGGAATATTCTGGGCGTTTAAACCCCCCGGCGCGGAGGATCGAAACTGCGCGCTTGAGGTCCTGCACCACCACACCGCGCTTTTCCCATGCCGCGTTGACGAACCCCGGCGGAAGCGTCGGCACGACGGCCGGCTGGTAATCCAGACCCGTGGCCAGATCAGCGCTGAGCATCGAACCACGCCAGGAGGTAACGCCCCACTGGCCGGTAAGCATCCACATCGCGGCGTTGCCCAGGGCAATGATGACGGTCGGGCGGACTTGCTCGATCTCCCGGGCCAGCATCTGCATGTGATCGCAGACCAGGGGCAGAACGTGCTTGTCACGGGTGATCGTGTGCGCTGGGGTGATGTCCTTCTTCTTCGTCGCGATCAGCGATTCGATCTCGCCACGCGGGGGGCGGATCTTCAGCGCGGACGTAATGTAGCACTGAGAACGCAAGATCCCGGCGTCCTTGAGCATGTCGTTGAAGGTCGAGCCGTTGCCGTCCGACAGGGCGACGCCGGCGCGGAAATCCCCCTCGGAAGGGAACTCAGCGACGATCATGATGCGGGCCGGCGCTGGGCCGGAAGGGCGAATGAGGCTCATTAGACCCCCATCCAGTGAAGTTGCTCGGACCTTTTCCAGGCATGCACCGTACGATCTTGGTATTTGACGCGGCCGCGCACGGCGCCAACTGTCGAGTAATGCAAAAGTTTCGGGTACAGCTCCTGAACTTCCGGCCCGATAAGCTCGAACGTGTTGTCCGGATCATCCACGAAGCGGAGCTGAACCAGCAAAGGAAAGGTTTTTGCTTGCGGTTTTTTGGCCGCCTCAGCCTCCTCGATCAACGCAATCGCCAGCACAGCGTAATTGATCAGATCGTGGAAGCGCCCAACAATCGGCTCACTGAGTTTCGGCTCTTCTCCACGCTGCTTCGCGCGAACATAGGACGACACCGAATCCCAATGCTTCGCCATGTAGACGTGCAGTACCGTCAGAGGCTCCACCCCGGTATTGACCGCGCCGCGCTTAAAGTTCGCGAGCCGGTCTTCCGACCCTGCGTACTCGGCACCTTTACTAACGAGAATATCAACAGTGTCGGATTGAACGCGCTTGCACAGTGCTTCGAAATCTTGCTGGTTCATGTCAGCTCCTTCAGATCATGGCCGGCTCTTCGCCGATTTTGATATCCTTCGCACGGCGGAGGCACAGACCGTAGTATTCGGGATTCAGCTCGGTGACGGTCGCTGCGCACTTGAAGCTGTGCGCCGCCGGGATCAGCGTGCCCGTGCCGCCGAAGGCGTCGAAGACACGGTCGCCGGGCTTGACGCTGCGCTGCAGCAGGTTTTGGTACAGCGCAACCGGCTTCTGCGCACCGTGCGACGTGTTCTTGTCGCCTTCGACCGAGATCACATCAGGGTAGATGTGCGTGACCGGCTTGTTGCCCTTGATCGCGTAGAGGATGATTTCGTACTGACGACGCGGGCCACGATCGGGCAAGGGCACGCGGCCGCTGTTGAGCTTGTGCACGATCAGCGGGGTGCGGAAGACGTACCAGCCAGCAGCGAGCATGAATTCCTTGAGCTTGTGGAAGTTGTCGAAATCACAGAAGACGTAGGCGTGAGCTTCGGGCTTGGCCACGGCGAAGGACAGCGGAGCCCAATTGCGCATGAGGCTGAGCCAGCTCTCATAGCTGTCGTCATAATGGTGCTCCACGCCCGTGAGCTTGCCGCCAGCATCGCCGAAGGAATCAGCACCCATACCATACGGCGGGTCAGTCAAGATCACATCGAACTTTTTGTCCGCCGGGCCGTCAGCCACGCTGCGCATGAACTCCAGGCAATCGATGTTGAGGATGCTGTGAGCGTCAGCCGTGAACGTGGCGCCGATCACGCGGGCCAGCTCGACGTTGCGGCCAGCTTCTTCCTGCTTTTTCAGGATCTTGAACGCCTCATCGACTGACTTGGCTTTGGCCACAGCCGGGTTGTCGAGGTGCTTGGCCACGATCAGCTCTTTGCGGACCTTGTCGCGGTAGTTGCCATCGTCGCGGCCGTGGATTTCCAGCGCGGTGTCGTTGATCGTGTGGGCCGGGGTGGCTGGCTGCTCGGCGTCTGGCAAAGCCGCAACGGCCTTGGCGCGCTTGGCTTCAGCCTGCATCATGCGCAGCTCATGGAGCTTCTTCGTCGCGTCGGCACTTTCCTGCCACGTCAGATCTTTCCGGCGGATGTTCTCGTCCAGCTCGGCTTCGAAAGCGTCGATTTCCGACAGCTCGCCAAGGTCGGTGTACGGGATGACGCCGGCATCAGCTGTGTAGAGCTTACCGTTGTAGCGGAACTCGCCGCCCAGGGCGAAGATATCACCAATGACCTTGAGACGGGTTTCGCCCGCCACCAGTACCATGGCTTCACCTTCCCGCCGCAGCACCGGCGCGTGCATGAGCTGGGCATTCGGCCGGTCCTTGCTGGTCTCGATCGACGCCTGCATTTCCAGCATTTTGGTGGGGTCGAACTCGCGTCGCTGGCGATTGGGCTTGATGACGACGGCGGACAAAGCGATATCGGGCATTTTCGGGGCTCCATGGTGGCCGTGGGTGGCCGGGATTGGGGAGAGGCGCACGGCGGGGGTGGATCGGGCCGTGGCGGCGTTTTTGCCGTGGGGTGGGGGGTGGATATGGTCCGGGGTCGAAAATCGCGCCACGGGCCGGAAATAAAACCGCCCGAAATACGGCGGATTATTCTGGTCGGTCAATCCCGCCACCCACAAGCGAAAGCGCCCCGTATAAGTCCGGGGCCACGACTGTCAGCGATCGGCGAGGATCAGTAGGCCTTGGTCACGCCCTTCACGTCGTTGTAGATCGTTTCGGGGTCGTCAGCCTTCGGGCGCTGGGTGACCTTGATCTTGACCAGACGGCCAGAGAACATGGTCATGGCGAAGGGTTGGCCGGGGACGTTGAGGCCGCAGGCTTCGCGGAGACGGCCCAGGCCGACGTTCTTGCCCTTGCCCATGTCGAGGTTCTGGCCGTCTTCGGTCAGGTCGAGCATGACACCCTGGCGCACCGTGAGCTTGTCGCGGCCGGTGGCGTCCTTGGCGGCTTGATCGTCGATCAGGTACTCGACGTCCAGGCGCAGGCCGGATTGGCTGCCGTCCTTGGATTGCCAGGTGCTGATCTTCGCGCTTTCGATGACGGCTTGGTATTCGCCTTCGGGGATGGGAAGCAGCTTGGTGTCGTTGACTTCGCTGGTGGTGGTTTCCATCAAGGATGCGGGATCGAAAGTGGACATGGTGTGTTCCTATGTGAAAGTTGGGAAAACGGGGCGGGTGAAAGCTGATGCAGGCTGCCCCAATACCTGCGGCCGGGGGTTGAATCATGCCGGGGACCGGCCGAGCTGTCAAGCCTTTTGCGGCAAGGTCTGCGTAGCCGGGCGAATCGCTGCGTCGCGAGCGCGCCACTTGTCGATGATGGGCTTGAAGCTCGGGGGCAGGTCTTGGCTGACGGCGAGGTTGCGGGTCTTGAGGTCAGCCATCGGGTTGGCCGTGTCCCACTTCCACTTCGCGCCTTCGCGAACGCAGAGGATCACGTCGGAGAACATCGCGGGAATCTTCGGCGCGAGCTTCTGTCCCAGCGTGCTGACCATGAGCTTGATGCCGCCGAGGACTTCGTCCTTCTCGCGTTCGACGTGAGCCAGCAGCACAAAATGGCAACGCATGTTGTTCGTGAGCTTGCCGAGTAGCGTTTCGACTTGCTGCTGAGCCAGGCCCCAATCGGGCATCGAGCGGACGGGCTTGCCGCCGATGACGCTGAGCATCGACGCGGTGTTGACGCCGGTCAAGCCGTCGATGGCCACGGCGCGGCTAGTGTCGAACTTGTCCACCGAGCCGAAGGCCTCGCCTGTGCGCTGGTCGACGAAGTTGTTCAGCACCTCGTAGAGCGAGCGGAACTGGTTGTACTTCGAGCGGTTGGTGTCCTGGATCTTCGAAAGCATTTCCAGGCTCATCGTGTTGATCTTCGTCGCGGTGTCGAGCAGCTCGGTGAAGCTCGCATCGGGGGCCTTGACGATGTGCCAGTGGAGGTTCGGCGGAACTGGCTGCCCGCGGTCGACCCAGTAGCCGAGCAGGGATTCCAGACCCGGTTCCAGCGCGATGTAGAACACTTCGACGCCGGCGTCGACCAGCGTGCCGATGGCGTGGGTTTTGCCGGTGCCGGCGGGGCCCATCAGCAGCACGTTGAGGCCTGGGAGGCCCGCGACGGCCGCAGACACTGGGGTTTGAACTGGTGCGTTCACTTGCATTTCCTTTCGAGGTCGCGGAGACTGCGGGAGAGGATCAGCAGCTCATTGCGGAGCCTGTTGACTTCCCGGAATTCTTCCGCAGAGAGCTTGGTTGCGTTACGGCCAAGAGCGGCGCAGAAATTCGCTTCCGCCCCCTCGGCGATGCGCATGAGCCAGGAGAGTTGCCTGTGCCTGACTTGTGCATCGGAGGGGACGTGGCCGTTGCGATCGCGCTTAGTATGCCTTGCCATGCTTGAAAGGCCGCGTGGTGTTGTACGCGAGCTTTTCGATGATGGCTTCGCCGAGGCGGAGCTGGTGACGACCGGCGAAGTCCAGGATGCGGATCACGGTGTCAGCCAGCTCCGCTTCGATGCCGGTATAGGCCGGGATCTTGTCGTCGCTGGTGATACCCTTGCGATCGGCTTCGAGGGCTTCGCTCAGCTCGCTGTGCATCAGGGCGATCTTGCCGGGGGTGCTGTCCTGCGAGCCGGCCCAGAAGCCCTGCGCGGCGTGCCAGTCGTAGACGATGGTTTGCAGCGTGTTCAGCGTGCCGACGAGGGAGCCGCCGACACCGACCAAGGCTTGGTTCATGGCGCGAACGCGCTCGCTGTGATTGTGCTCGTCGGTCAAAGACTGCTGCAGCTCTGCGGCGTCTGCGGTGATCTGGGCTTCGATTTCGGCGCGGCTGCGTTTGCGGCGGGTGGCTTGTGCTTGGTTGCTTTCGGTGTTCATGTTCGTTGTACCTTGTCAAGTTGGTCAAGATGCCTTTCGAGTTCATATCGCAGCACGGCATCGGGGAATGCTGCGATCAGGTCCTTGTCCCAATTCAGCCAGAGGCTGCCGGGGACTCGGTAGAAACCGGCGCCGGGCTCCACGCACCGGCGGCAGGTGGAAGCGTAGCTCTGCCAGGGGGATTGCTTGCCGGCGAGGTTGAGCACAGGGCTGCGGGCAAAAACGTCCCCGCAATGCTGGCAGAACCAAAGGTAGCTGTAAGGCGCCCGCAGCTCTTCGTGAGCGAAGAAAGCGGCGACAGGGGATTCGCCGAGGTAAGTGCCTTCGACGACGAAGAGCCTGCGAAAGTTAGCCATCGCTCAGCCCTGATGCCCCCAGCTCGCTTCCCACTCTTCCACCGTGAGCTGCTTCCGAGCCAGCGGATCCCAGACCCGGCGCTCAAAGTAGATCGGCAGCCAGCTTTCGGGCTCGGGGGACTTGCAGACTTCGACCATCGAGCAGCCGCCGTACTCGCCGCAGGCGTGATCGAGGTTGTGGTCCCAATAGCCTTGGCGCCACATTTCCATGGCGCGAGCAATGTCGCGCTGGGTCTGCATCTGCCAGCGGTCGATCTCGTACTGGCTGCGATGCGTGATCGCCTGCTGCGTGTCGTACTTGGTCTTGAGGATGCTGACACCGCGGACGACAGCACCGGCGGCTTCGATACCAGCCCGGCGAGCGGCCCAGACGTAGCCGGTGAACTGGCTGCGCATTTCCCACTGCTTCGACCAGCTGGCGCCCAGGGAACTCGTCGTCTTCTCGTCCACGACGTAGATGCCGTTCATGTACTCAGCGACGAGGTCGCTGCGGCCGGTGTACAGGATCGGATCGCCGGTGACGGGGTGGACGAGATCGAGGGGCTCGGCGAAGCTGAACTCGATCGCGTTCTTGCCGCCGACAACGTGGGGGGCCATGCCGTCATCACCCAGCGGGTAGGCGGAGAGGTAGAACTCCAGTGCACCGCACATGCGTTCGAGGGACTTGGCGCTGTCGCTGGGGCAGGAGAAATCGCCGTAGGCTTGCATCAGAGCTTCGAGGCCAGCGGCTTCGGCATCCTCTCGGCTGACGCCGTAGTCGAAAAAGGCCTTGCGGGCGACTTCGATACCCTTCGCGAAAGCCCCGCCGGCGACGAGGTGCACCGACTCGGCCTTGGGCTTCCAATGCTCGACGTAGGTGCGAAAGCACTTCTGCGGGCAAGACCGGAAGGCTGCGAGCATCGTCGAGTCCCAGGTGTGCGGGAACATCGGACGGCCGCGGGGGGCGACTTGCGCCGTGGGGGTGTCGAAGTGGCCGCGGACTTCGGCCGACATGAGGGGGTGGTTCACTGTGTGTTCTCCAAGGCGGCTTGCGCCGCTGTAAGTTGCTCATGAAGGTCGCTGACCTGCTCTTCGAGAGCTTGGATGCGAGCTTCGAGTTCGTCGACCTTCTCGGCTTCCTCCCTGCCCCAATCTCGCAGGCTCTCGTTATCCTTGCGGAGTTCTTCCGCGATGGCGATGAGCTTGTCGATGTCTGGACAGGTATAAGCCACGGGTTCGCGGTCGTGGCGGCTCATGACACTTCGTGAGTGATGGCCAGCAGATTGGAGATCCGAGCCCGCAGGTCGTTCTCGACCTTTTGAGCTTCAGCCATCTTGCGGGTCAGTTCCGCGTTGAGCGACTGCATCGCGGATTGCAGGAAGTCAACGTTGAGGGCTTCGATCGAAACTTCGAACTCGGCCAGGATCGCAGCTCCGATCGGCGGGGGCGAGCCGTAGGCGACGTCATCGCCTTGCACTGTCGTGGCAATTTCCCATGAATTGAACTTGTGGGCGGGGTTTTTCGCCTTGGCTTCGCAGCCTTCGGTCGTGGCGTAAAGCGTGACTTTCACGGTGATTTCTCCTGTGATATCGCTACAGGGGCGTAGCCGAAAACCCCCGAGTCCGGGGGCTTGATGGCTGCGTCCTCAGGGGCGGGCGAAGCGACGTGCAGCTTCGTAATCAGCCTGAAGCTGAAAGCGCTCCTGCGCAGTGCAAGTCGATTGCAGCTTTTCGCAGTAGGCGTAGTAAAGCTGCCCGCGGCTGAGCCCCTGCGTCCAAGGGGGTATGCTCAAAGCAGATCCAGCAGCGCTTGCCCGTCCGGCTTCGCCTTGGGCGCGGCCTTGGTTCGCGTCGAAGCGCTCTTTGGCTTCGCGGCAGGCGCGCTCACAGCTCCCCGTGTTTCGCGAATGAGCGAGATCGCTCGCTTCATGTCCTCGCGCGTCGCCGTGCCCGCTTTGACCTTCTCTCGGATCGCGTTGATCTCCATAAGGTACGAAGGATCCGAAAAGCTCCGCGCCACGGGAGCTTGCGCAGGCAGTTGAGCCGAAAGCAAATCGGCCGGTGCGGGTGTTGCCGTCGATGTGGAGCCATTCAAGGCTGGCGTCGACGAGGGGCTGGAACTCTGAGACAAAGGCGTCAAAGAGGCCGTCGACGTCGCTGCTCGCTGGTCCAGGTCGCTGGGGATGAAGCTCATGTGGTGTCCTTTCAAAAACTTCTTCGGCCGAGGGGGCCATGTTGATCGCGGGGGCCTTGGCTTCGACCTTACGGCCAAGAGCAGGCAACGGGTCAAGCGCATTCAGCGTTGTGAGAGCGAGGAACTTTTGCATAGCTGCTCCAGGTTCGTTGCGATGTGTCATTTACCGCCCGAATTATGCCGGATTATTCCGGGCGGTTCAACCCCATTCGGGGCAGTTTTAGTCCCCCAGGACCAATCGCTTGCGCGCCCGCGTGGCCGCAACGTAGAGGCACTTGAAGGCCTCCGTACGGTTGCGGTTCAGCAGAATGTCTGACCACAGGACAAAGGCATTGTCGTAGGTCGAGCCCTGCGCACGGTGAGCTGTGATGGCGTAGGCATGGCGGAGGCTGTGGAACGCGTCGTTGAAGTCCCAGAAGTTCCGCCAGAAGCGGCCGTTGGCCTTGGCCATCAGCGCCATGTCTTCTTTTTTCTTCGTCCAGGCGGTGAAGTCCCGGGGATGCAAGACCCGCGCGGTGACGACCTTGTTGGTGTCCAGCGTGATGGACAGCCGATTGATCGTGAACTCACCGTAAAGCGGGTGCGGCTCTTCGACAATGGCGTCGACGATGCCTTCGTCGTCGGTGCTGGCCAGCGGGCTGTCATCGAGGTCGCGGGCCGGGCTGGTAAAGATCACGCGATCACCGATGCACCAGGGGTCGGTGATGCCGGGAAAGATCTTGCTGCGAATCATCTTGTTCAGCCGGTCGACTTCGACGTTGCGCCACGCGATGGCCTTGGCGGTGATGCCGTCGGCGAACCAGCCCAGCCCGGCCTTGTCCAGGACCAGCAGCTCGAAGCGGCGACGATCGAGTCGCCAGACGCCTTCCTCGCCGTCGTTGTCGCTGGCCAGTGCGATCGACGGGGCGGGGTGGCCGATCTTGCCGCGGATCGTCGTTGCCAGCTTGAGGATCTGGTTGTCGTGACGCATGACGTGGGTCAGCTCCGCGATGACGGGCAGAGCCTCGACCGGGGACTTTTCTTCCTTCACCGGCGGGAGCTGGCAGGGGTCGCCCATGAAGAGAAAGCGAACGCCGCTGGTGCCCTGCGCGTGGCGAATCGCCGCCATCAGGGCACCCCCCACCATCCAGGCTTCGTCGATCACAACCAGCGTGTAAAGTCCGAGGTCGACGGGATCTTCCGGGACCGTGAGCTCTTTGATCTCCCCGTTGGCTTCAAGGCGCAGGCCGAGCAGGGAGTAGATCGTGCGGCACTCGGGCTTGTAGTCGTCGGCGGTCAGGGCTTCGCGCAGGCACTTCGTGGCCTTGTTCGTCGGGGCGGTCCAGACGACACGGCCCTTGAGGCGGCTGACAAGCCGGGCCATCATGAAGGTCTTGCCGGTGCCGGCGAAACCGCGAAGGGCTTTGAAAGGTTCGTAAGGGAAGGGCTCTTTCAGCCAGTCGAGAATCAGCCCCAGGGCTTTTTCCTGATCCTCGTTGAGCGGGGGGCCGTCAGCGAGCTGGCGGGGTGTTGCTGTTATCATTGGTTGTCCTTTCGGGGTTGTGGTTGTCTGCTTGAAATTCACCGCACCAATCATTGTATTGCATGACAGGGAAGCGGGGGAGCCAGAGGCGCAAGTCTTGCCAAGCTTCGACGCGTTCTGCAACGGGGGAACGGCGACGGCATTCGAAAGTGTCGTTGGCGGAGGGCGCGGAGAAAGCGCATTGCGGGCAAGTGCTGGTCATCGCGGCTCCAGCTTGGGGGTGGCGCAGTTCTGGCACTTGAACGGCTCGTACCACTTCTGGATGGCCGGGGTTTGCTTCTCGTACTTGGCCTGCGTCATGAACCGCTGGAGGCCGCATGACTCGACCGGCGCGCGCAGACGCCATGCCACCACCTCCCCGCCGCTGGGCTGCTGCGCCTGCTCCTGGCTGGCCTTCGGCTCCGGGTTGCCGTCGGGGCAGCCTTCGCCGTAGCCGCTGCCGTCTTGCATGAACCCGCCGATCAGGCCATGGCCACGGCACGTCTTGCACGGCTCCTGTCTGGCGGGCTGGTTGTTCCCGAAATCAGCTTCGGGAACATGGCTGGCGGGCTGGGCGGTGTAGAGCTTGGTGCCCAATGGCAGTGGGTTTGTCAATTTCACCCACGCGCTTTCTTGGCCGTCTTCGTCGGTGTCGATTGATTCGATTTCGCCAGCTTCAAGTACCGTCCCGCCCTCTGCGGGCTGGGTGGCGCGGAGCGCCTCGACAGCAATCGACAAGGCGAAGCCGTCATCAGCATCGTAGGCAGCAATCAAGTCGCGCAGCAGTTGGTTTCCGGTGGTCATGGTGTGTCCTTGGTGGGGTGGGTGGCGGGCAGCGTCGGCAGAGTGGCAGCGGCCCAAACCATCCCAGCCTTGATGTGCTCGGGGTAGGCGTCGATTCGGTCGGCCGCCTCCTTGACCTTCGCGGCGAACCATTCGCGGCTGTGCTTGCGCGGGGCGGGCTTCGGTGCTTTCGCCATCACTTCCCCCCTCCCGCCTGGGCGGACATGGCGGCGTCAAAGCCGGGGTGCCTGAACTCAACCCCGCACTTCTTGCACTTCTCAAGCCCTGGCGCAACGTAGTCACGCGGGCAACGAGACTTTGCATGGCCGGTGTCCACCCACTCCCCCGTGAAGGGGTGTTCGTAGCCAGTCGGCTCCCACTGCTGCTTGGGGCATTCCCACTTGGCATGCTCGTGGCCCAGAGCCAAAGGTTTACCGGTTGCGTCGTAGTAGCCCCAGGTTGCCCGCACCACCCCCGCATCCAGCGCAGGGGCCGGGGCTTGAGGGGCGGCGTCAGACCAATCCAATCGCGCCGGCTCGCTCCCAGCGTCTGCAACCCATCCGCTGGTTGTCGCTTGCTGTGCGGGCTTGAGCGTGATGACGACCTCCAAACCAAGGTGTGCGGCCAGCTTCGTCAGATGTCGCAACTCGACGCGGCACCTGCCTGACTCGTAGTTGGTCACGCTGGTGCGCTCCACGCCAAGCACGGCGGCAACCTCGGCCTGAGTCATGCGCGCAGCTTGGCGCATGTTGAACATGGTCGCTGCGAGCTGGTCAGCGTCTGGATCGGGCAGCTTCGCTTTCGAGACGGGCTTGATGTCGTCGGTGTTCAGTTCGATCTTCATGCCGCACCTCCCGCCTGGGCCTGGGTTTCGGGCAGCTTGGCCAGCCAGTTGCGGTCGAAGTCGTGCATGGCCGCTGACGGGCTGTTGCCAAACCCGGCCACGCCGTCTTGCAGGTTGTCGCCGTAGAGCGCGCGCCATTGGTTGCCGTCGATGCTCAGGGACGGGCGAAAGATGACCGAGGGGCGGCGCTGTTCATCGGCGGTGACCATGAACTCTTGCGCAACGCACCGCATGTGGTGATCTGCCATGCTGAAGGCATCGCGCAGGGCGCTTTCCATGGTTTGCCCAACGTCGCAGCCTTGAATTCGGCTGCGCACTGCGTCGTAGATTGGTTGGTAGCTGTCGCTCACTTGGAGCCTCCTGACTGGGTGGAAGTGGCGGGCATGTTGAGCCGCGCCCAGTGCGTGATCTCGTTGTGAGACGGGCCGAAGGTTTGCCACCGCTTTCCGTCTTTGAAGTCTCGGTGGTCATCCTTGAGCACGCGGCACAGACCCCACATGAACCGTGTTGCTGCCTCTGGCTTGAGCCACGGGGCCTTGGTGGCGTTCGTCGTGTCGCTTAGGATCCCCAGCGGTTCGACATCAACTTCTTGCCACCTCGGGCTTGCAGCGATCGACAGTCCGACCATCGCCGATAAACCGGCAATCAGCGTGCGTGAGTTGTGGCTCATTTGGGTTGCTCCCCGCTGGCGTCGTGCCAGCAAAAACCATCGCAGTTTTTGTTCGGGCGCTCACCGGCAAGGTAATTGCCCCACGGTGCCGGCAGCCCGTTGAGCATCTTCACGGGGATGCCGTGAGCCGTGGCGAAAGCCCATTCTTCGGCGACACCGCGACTGGTTTCCCAGCCTTGCAGCGGAAGAATCCAGAGCTCATCGGCGGCGGCAAGGATCGGGAGACATTGCCCCATCCAGAAATTGTGATCGGCCAGCAGGCTGGTCGGGAGGTGCTGCGCCATCGAGTGCCCGTGCGTGATCGGGCTGTAGACGGCCTTGCCCATGACGGCCAGCCCAGCGGCGACGACCGAGGCGACTTCAACACGGGTCTGGCGAACCTCTCGGTCCAGGCTGGTGTAGGGGCAAGCCAGATAGATGAACGGGTTGGCCGAGCGGTGGGCCCAGCTGGGGGAGAACTGGCGAATGAGGCGGGTGGACATGACGGCGGACCTTTCAGTTATCGAGGTTGTAGTGGGCGCGGGGGTCGGTGTTGGGTGGAAAGCGGCGGTAAACCAGCGGTGCGATCTCGTTCCAGATCTTGAAGTCCGGGTCGATCTCACGCTGCAGGAACTGCAGCTGCTCCAGGGCCAGCCGGCCGAGTCGCCAGATGCGCTGATCGTCGCTGTGCTCAAACTCCCAATCATGCTCGACCAGCATGGCGCGGTAGCGAGCGAGGGTCTGGGCGGCGGCTGAGGCCGGGTCGTTGAGGTGCTGATCAGACATGGATGAATCCCCAGGAAAGGGTGTTGGCTTCGAAGTGATACTGCATCGCGCCCGGCACGCAGTGCCAAGCGAAGTGCGTGTGCCGAATGGTGGCGATGATTTCGGCTGCGTCAGGCATAATGCTTCTTCATCGTTTTGAAGGGTTCGAGATCATAGCCCAGAGCTTCCAGCTCGGCCACCAGGAGCTTGTCGGCTTCGCTGTGCCCGCCTTCGTGATCGCCGGCGGCGTGCATCTTGCACAACATGAGCTGCACTGTCAAGTCCTCCCGGCGCTTCACCGCCGCGAAGTGCTGCGCAATGAGCCCCTCCACAAAGGCTGCCCAGGCGCCGTACGGCACACGGCCTTCAAGCTCGCTGAACAGCTCCAGGTCAACGCGATCGACGACATCGCTGGACATGGTGATTTTCTTGTCGATCCGGGGGATCGCGGACTTCGGTCGGGCCATTATTGCTCCTTGGCTGGCTTGGGGGTTTCGGTGGGATGGAGGCAGCGATCAGCCACCGGGTCGTAAGCCCGCGGTGGTGTGCGCTGGGCGCATTCGATCGCGCGGGTGTCTTCGTAATCGCGCTGGCCGGCCCAGCCGTAAAGCACGAGAATGACGGACAGGATCACGGCGAAGCGGAGGCGGAAAAGGAAAAGCATGGGAGCTCCTGGTTAAGCGCCAACGGCGCTGGTTTCGCTGGCCCAATCAACTTCGTGGGCGTTGGCCAAGAGCCAGCCCTTGGCTTCCGCACAGTCCGGGCACATCGGGACCAGCCGGGGCTGGACGTAAACGCGATTCGACAGCGCGGCATCGGCCTTGTCCGCCCGGACAATCCGGTGGCTATCGCGCAGATGCCGGTGGGCTTCCAGTCGCATGAACTGCACGAAACGCTCGCTGACGGTTTCGCAGGTTGTGCAGGTTTCGCGCTCGAAAAGCGCGATGTTGGCTTCGGCCCGCCATTCGTGCCGGGCTTCCCACTCGGCGATGCGGGCTTGGTCTTCAGCCAGTGTCGCGCTGGCGACTGGCCCGCCGCGCTTTTGGCGGTCCCGGGCTGCTTTGGCCGCAGCCGCGTCAGCCTTGAGCTTGATCTGATCCGCGATGGCGGCGTTGAGGTCGGCGAAGTCGTCGAAGTTGCTCATTGGGGGTGTCTCCAGGTGGCGGCGCTGATTCCGGGGCCGTGGTCCGGGGAACGCGGGGAAACCACGTTAACCGCCCATATTATCGCCGATTAATTCGGTCGGTTCAACCCCCCGCCGCGCAGTATTGCACCGCGCCGGCTAGAACTTCCGGGGGGCCAAAAGGGCAAACGCCCCAGCAGGGAGACACTGCTGGGGCGGGCCCCCGGCGCTTTCGCCGGCGTCATCGGGGCTGTCGGCGCCCTCGATCGCCATGAGGTATCAGCTCCTCACTCGCTATCCGCGCCTTGGCGCGTCCCCGCGTTGGCACCCAGCGGGGGGGTGGGCTTCCCAGAACGACTCCCGTCGCCGGCCTTCGGCTTGCGCCGATCAGAAGCCTGCGAGCAGGGCGTCGCCGTCGATCTGCGGACGCTTGCTGGCCTTCTCGGCTTCCAGGCGCACGATGATCTCCTTGACGGCGGGCACTTCGCGCAGGGCGAGCTTCTCGGCGTGGGACTTGCCGTCGAGGAATTCCTTGACCTCGGCGACCGACTTGCCGCGCAGTTCGCACAGGGCGCGGATCAGCACGCTGGCGCCGGCCATGCCCGAGCCTTCGCGGCGGACGTTGAACTCGCCGGCGTTCAGGCGGTCGATCAGCGCGTCGATGGTCAGGACCTTGTCTTCGATGCTGGCTTCCTGGCCGGTCGAGGGGTCCTTGAGGCCGGCGATCTCGTCACCGAGCTTCTGCTCCGCGCCGTGGGCGGCGAATTGCAGCAGCAGCGCGCCCGGGACGGTGAACAGGCGGGTCTCGCCGTTGCGGAAGTCCAGGCGGACTTCGACCTTGCCGTCGGCCGTGATGGTCGAGGACTTCTGCAGCTGGCGCTTGCCGGGGAAGTCGACGATGCGCTCGTCGTCCATCTTGACGGTTTCGACTTGGGGTTCGGTTTTGGCCATGATTGGGCCCTTTCGTGGATGATGTTGGCAGGCAGTTGAGTGGCCGATTAGCGACGGGTTGGGGTGCTTGCCGGTATGCCCCGCCCCGTCTCGGTACACCGACGTTAGCCCGGTCCGGCGGGTCTGTCAACCCCCGCTGATGGCTTTTTTCACAAGTTCGATCTCGTGCGCTCGCGGGGGGTGGGCGGACAGCGAGAAGACCACGCAGTCTAGCTCGCTGCGGCGATGTGTTTTGAGAGCCCAGCCCGCCGCGAGCTTTTGACTCACGTCGGGTGCAACGCCGGGCCAGCGCTTAAACGCCCCGAGAAATGCGCGGAGCTTGCGCTGTTGCGTCTCGGCTTCACTTCGGCTCCGCCCTGGCAGAGCTACGATCCAGACGCGGAAGCCGGGCTGGCTGAAAGCCTCTCGCGCGCAGGCAATCCAATGCGCTGGGTAGGAATCAAGGGGATGGATTTTGCTGCTCGGCATGGCTGGCCCCCGATCAGTGCGATTCGCCGGGTTTTTCCCCGCGAGTGAAGAAGGGATTGGCGGTCGGGCTGGCCGAGCTGGGGAAGCTGTCGCGCTCTTCCAGCGGATCGATCGTGCGTGACTCGAAGGCGAACGCATCCGCGATGAGCCCCTCTCGCTGGCTCGCTCGCGCTTCGCCGGCTGCGGCCAGTGCATTGACGCGGGCCAGGGAGTCGGCCACGGCCAGGTCTTCCGCGGTCACGGCAGCGTCGATGCTGACCCCGGCGTCGGCGAGCGCCGCAGACACCAGATCGACGACGCACTTCCGTGTCAAGCTCACGCTCGGTGGATCGATGGTGACGCCGACTTTGAGCACGCCGAGGGCTTCGGCTAGCGCCGGGTCGGGCTGGGCTTTGCCGTCGCGAAATGGCTTCACCGCGTTGTAGAGCCTGAAGCGAAGATTCCGCGCGGTGGCGACGTCCGGGCAGGCGATGGTTAGGCCATCCGGGCGGGTGGCCGCTGTCCGCCATGCGGTTTGCAGGGTTGCGATTTCAGCTTTCGTTGTCATGATGCTTGCGGGCTGAGCCCGGGTTTGCGGGTGGATAAAAGGCGCGTGGGCGCTGGTGCAGGTGCGTGCGCACGCGAGCGGGCTTGACCAATAGCGGCTGGCCGCCGCGACCGGGCTGGGTTAAGCGGGCGAACCGTCCCCATCTCCCACCGATATTGGCCCGATCCACGCCCGCTTGCAAGCCATCCGCCGGAAGTATTGCGGGAGTATGCCGGGATTTTCATGAGCATCTGGCCGAGGTAAATGGCGTTGGGGGTGATTCCCGGTCCCCCGGGCCTATCCTCCTTCGTACGAGTTCTTAAAATGTCAAAAAAAAATACTGCCACAAAACGCCTCAAACACACGAAGGGATACGGCGGGGGGACCGGGAATTTCAGCCAATCCGGCTTACAGCCATCGTTTTTCCACTAAAACCCCAGCGAACGCCCAGCAGACGCCGGGCGACCACGGATTACTGCCAAGGGGGCGTGGGGAGGGTCGGCGAGGTCAAAACCGCCCGGAATAAACCCGGGTATTGTGGGCGGATAACCCCCCGCAGCGCGCACGCGAGAGGGCACGGGCCTGGGGCGTGCATGGGGGTTTTCGGTGCGGTGAATAGAGGCCCGTGGCGGCGT